CCAAATTTGTTTAGTCGTTGCAAACATTCGTCTTTGATTTCCAACTGAATATTTCGCAAGGCGCTTGTAAACGGTACTGAAATAACACCAAATTCGCCCCGATCACGTCGTTGGCATTTTTCAAGATGGTGCAATGCCCAGTGAAATGGTACATAATAACATTGTTTTTCACTATGTTGTAAAAAGGCATTCAATGGTGTTTCAATTATTTTAAACCCAGTACGCGGATTGTATGAACTTTCACTTTTAATAACTTTAACCTCATTAATGATTTTATCTTCATCGGATACAGAAAGTTGATGACTATAAATACAAATAGACATTTATTTGTATTTGTTTATTCTTCTTTTTATTCAATTTTATATTTATATTTATATTTATAATTTTTCTTATCGTCGGTAAGAACGTGAGGAAGAACGTGAAGAAGAATGTGAAGAATGCTTACGCTTTGTTTTGCCTTCTTTATAAAAAAATATATAATACAAACATACAAATATCAATAAAAGCACGCATAAATACAAAATACGATTTGTAAAAAAATGCTCTGTCAGTACAACAATAAATTTTTTATCATCCGATACAATTTGTTCACTGCACGTATAATCTGCATTGCACATTGGAGACTTTTTTAATAAATCACTATCCCCGATGCTATCCGGTATCATTAATATCACTCCACCTAATCCAGGCTCGCCGTACTGTGTTGTTTCATTTTCAAATGCAATATTTTTATTAATGGCAGGAAGTTCTGTATCGGGGAATTCCTTATACATTGCATATTTAAAATAGCCATTATCACCCCATTTTTCGCCCCACGAATTTCTACACATCCAATAGTCTATAGTCACATTTTTATAGTTAGTGTCATATTGGTCTTTAAACGTTAATGTGTCAGACCCCCAGCCTATAATAGAAATGGCGTGACCACCTACGGGTGTATAAATGTCATTTACATTTTCAGAATAATTTACAGATTGAATATAAATGCCATTTGTTTCCTTAAATTTTCCTTTATTTTTATCTTTGATAAAATTTTTATAAACAATAAATCCACCAACAGCCGCCCCATATTTCATAATATGATGTTTAATATCAGGAATACTAAATGAAATGATTTTATCTCGGACTTTATAAAGTTTATGTACACCGTTTGTACAACACCCGCAACCAAGGTTATCAATTATACTATTACGTTGATCAAGTGTCACTTCTGTTTTATCCAAATGATCTTTTCCAGCTCCTGAACAGTATTTATTTTCATCGCAAATTTTATAATAATTAATACAACAATTTGTTGCAATGCCACCTGCAATAATATCATCTACAACACCTGCTGGATTACCACCTCCACATATATTGTTATATCGCGAGTCTTTTAAACATGATAAAATATACATTGGACTAAGATCCGGATTATAATTTAATTTCATTCCAAATAAAAAATTGTCAGACAGTGTGGTGGCAATCGCCACTGCAAAACAAGATCCACATTTTCCTTGATTTACAGGTCGTAAAGAAAGAAGTAAACTTTTGTTTTTTTCATTTTTATCGTTTGAAAAATTTTTCCAATTTACAGGCAATTTCCGATCTTCTGGCGTTAAATTAAAACGAGGATACTGTAAAGTAAATTTTCCAGTTTGAAATCGTATATCCGCAGTACAAGGAGGAACAATTGAAACACCTATTTGATCTTCATCCGGGGAAAATTTAAAATTATCTGATATATCTAATGTTTCTATTTGAGCAGAATTTAATAAATATAAATAATCTTTACTCATTTATTTATTGGGTTTTTAATTAAAAAATTGTGAATATACCACCCCAACGCAAAATATTTTAATTCGTCTTCTTTTTCGTTTTCTTCGTCTTCGGCTTTGTCTTTATTTTCCGTATCATACGTCTCCTTTTTGTGTTTTACATACAATAATGTTAAGTCTCTTACTTTTTCACTAGACAATTCATTCTTTTTTAATTGATCCAATAAATCACTAAAATGATGCACCAAGTCATTTGTCGTAATCATTTTAATTTTTATATATAAACAGTCTTTATATATAAATTAATCTAGATTATCACTTTTTGTAAAAATCCAGTTTATCGGTTTCCGGCAGAGCATGCATTGCAATTGCTTTTCCACGACGAAATGCCAGATAAGTCACGACGCTCTTGGAAATTACGGTTGGCGCGGGTATCAACATAGTTCTCGCGCAATTGAGAGCGGTATCCACTCATACCGTTTTGGCATTTTCCGGCTCTGCACCCATCAACCGCTTCTTGACCGGTCGTGTAAGGCGAAGCAACCTTGCCGTATTGAATGCCAACACTGCCACCCTTTGCGTAATTTTCGCGGACAGCTTGTTCACGCATCATCTCCGTTTGTTTTTGGTAATTAAGACGAGGGTCAACAGGTGTGCCAAGAGCAGACGGATTGAGGTAACCCATTGTGTCAAGAGGAATAAAGTCACTGTATTGAGGACGTTGATAGTTTTCAACAGCAACGCGATCCAAGGCAGATGCGCAGCCGGCATATTTTGTATTGTATGAATCATAAGAAACAGCGCGACCGTATTGATCCAAACCATTCCACAAGGGACAAAGTAAATTGTTTGGATTTTCATAACGATCGGACCATAATTTAGAAGCATATCCAGTATTTACACTACACGTTTGTACAGAACCAGTTAATGAAATGCTCATCTTTTTATTAATCAGAAAAAATAAATATTTTTAAATTAATTTAATTCACCGCTTTTTGTGAAAAAGCTATACTAAAAAAATTACATTTAAATTAACTATTTAGTTACATCATCTCATCGTGCTACATATAATTTTAAAATATTAAAATTATATATTTTAACCATAAAATTTCTCGCTAATTTAAATTTATTTTATCATCATCTCTTTTTCTATAAATGTTTTTTCAATTACATCACATATAGATTTTTTTCCTTCATTTAACCAATAAAAAAGTCGCACCAACTCTGCCCTATTTAATTTATCTATATTTATTCTAGCATCAATATCTTTATTGTCACTTAATTCTTCTTTTAATTCCTCCTCTGTATTTTTATTTTTATACTTTTCAGGAGGATTTATCTTTAATTTATGTATTATAAACAATAGTTCATTTTTATGTATACACGAATCACATCGTTTTCCTTTTGTTACTTTTCGTGTATCACCTGGCAAGTCTTTTTGCTGTTCTTTTATTTTAAAACGCCCTTTTTCATCATATAAGCCTTCGTATCCATATTCATTTAACTTTTGTTCTACAACCGGTTTTTCAACAGTTACAGGACATTTTTCCCATTTTTCTGCACCTTTTAAACATCTGTAATTTTTCTTTCCAAGTAAAGTCGATACAATCATATCTTTGCTACGAAACACAAAACTGTTAAATTCTTGAAGAAGAAAAGCGCGAATAGGATCCACCTTGGTATCTTTGTATCCTTTTTCACGTGATAAAATCGCAATTTCAAGCATAAGTTCCTTTGCATTGTCACTAAAAGTGCTTAGAATATTTTTTTTAATAGATAAAACTTTTTCTGCTCGCATTAAATTAAATAAAATCGGCAAATAATCCCCGTACAATTTATTAATTTCTTTATTAAAATTAAATTCAAACTGTAAAGGAATATGCGTCGTGTAAAATATATCAAACATATTTGAATCATACAACTGAAATGTTACATAAACAAAATTATTTGAATAATACAAATACATATCCAAGCCATTTACAGTATTAACAACCACTTTATTATCAACCATATATAATATCGTTTGAATCAACAAATGTATACCAATATCTTTTGGAATAAATTCGTGTTTTTTTTGCAACTCTTCTAACGTATAATAAGGCTTTTTAGCAAATGCATTTTTTATATGATCAATCAACCGCAATTGTTCTTCGTTGCTGTAAAATAAATAAAAAGTTGACGTGTCTTCTTTCTCTTCTTTCTCATCCTCTTCTTTCTCGTCCTCATCAAAACACGTATACTCGCACATCTGGTATTCACAGTTTCGCAAATTGTCCAAGATAGCAGGCAATTGATTTCGTTCTTTATTTAATCTACAATCAAAGCTAACTACTTTTAAAAGATGTTCAATCGATTTAATCGATATATCCTTATCTTCGCAAAACTTGTACATGTATCGATCAATTGATAAAAATGTCTCGCTATTTTCAAGATCATCGTCTTGTTCAATTATCATTGTGTATAAATAAATTTTGACAACAATATCTGGATAACTTTCAAGCAATTTATTATGCGAAAACAAACGAAATGCGCGTGCAATAGCCTGATCCGTCTCGCTAAAATTCCAATGAGGCGTTAATATATGTACGTGTCTTACATTTTTAAGTGTAAATCCTTCACTAATAATTTTAGTACCAATAATAACCTTTATCTTGTCACCATTTACATTTGAATCCTCATTAAATCTACGAATTGCATTATTAATATCAGAAGATGTCTTGCTTGTCAATAGCGCAAATTTAGGCCCTTTTCCACCCGTCTTGAAATTGCTAAACCCAAACTCTTTTAACAATTCCGCAAAAATGATCGCACCACTTCCCTGTACAAAATCCATATAAACAAAATGGCTTCCTTCTGACTCTAAAAGTAACTTTATACAACTGGCATACTTTATACTGTATGTAGAAAGAATCTCAAGTTTTTCTGCAAGCGTTTTTCCTTTATAAGGAGCACGCATTTTGTCATCTTTAAGACTAATTCTTACCTTATTTGTTTCTCGATCCTTTACAGCCATTGTATATTCTTTAAATCCTTCGGAGCCATATTTTCCATCCGGGTATACAAATAAACTTGCTTCTCTGCTATTGATATAAATGCCCTTTCCATCTCGATCTCTTTGTAAAGCATCGATGTAGTGTTTTTTTTGAAATGGTTTTATATCCAACGCAAATTGATTAAAATACTGTAAATCAAGTTTTTTGCCAATAAATTCACGTTTTACAGAACTTTGCATTGACCTTAAAAAACTGACTTTACCGTGTAATATATTTTTCAAGTCTGCTTCTTTTTTAGGATTAATTACAAGATTTCCATTTTTTTGTATCATATATTCTTCCTCAAACTCTTTACCAGTTGGAAGCTGTTTATCCATACCCAAAATAAGATTCATTAAACTTGCAATTTCAGATGGCGAATCAATCATTGGCGTGCCTGTCATTAAAATCGTTTTCGTGTTTTTAACAAGATGCAATAATCGATGTATATTATTATATTGCCCTTTTAATGATTCATCCACACGACCTTTATCATTTACAATGCGAAGATGATGTGCTTCATCAATAACAATAATAATATTACTATAATTTTTAATAATATCTTCGTCGCTCATTTTTGACAATTGTTTTGAAAAGGTCTCAAACGTTTGAAATTGATAGAATTCTGCCAATTTTTTATTAATACGTCGTCGCAGTTTATTGGCAGTTAAATTTCCAGGATTGTCATACCCCACTTTATCTTCTTTATCTTCATTATCCTTTACTTTATACTTGCCATCTGTACACTTTTCAACAAGTTCCTTTTTATAATTCTCAATCAAATTTTTACCTTTCATCAAAATAAGGGCACCTCGAAAGGACGATTTTTCAGACCGAATTTTTTCAATGACGGCTACAGACGCGCACGTTTTACCTGTGCCCGGTTCGTGCATCACTAAAATACCATTATATGGTGTATAGGAGCTTAAAAATCGCGCCATAATGATTTGATGGTTCATATATTCCCCAGGCTTTTCAGGACGTTTCTCGATAGGTTGAAGCCTGACATCGTGAAACTCTTTTTTATGATACAGAGAGGTTGTATCAACTAAATCTGATCCTAAAATGGCTTCTACATCCTTATCAAACTCTGTATAGGATGGCAAAAAATCAATAATGTCCATTTATATTAAATTAAATATTTAATTTAACATTGCGCCGCTTTCTCTTATTTTCACAAAAACCGGTACCAAAAACATTGCATTTATTTCATATTTGAAAATTCATGTAAAATGTACTGTAATTTACTTGGAATGCAATCCAAGTCAAACTTTAAACGACTTTTCAATGCCTTGCCACTATATGGCAGTTCACTTGTAGACATAATCTGTTGTTGTTCTTCCATATAATACGCTTTAATAAGGGCATACACGATTTCTTGTTTTTCATCAGTCATCCCCTTAAATTTATCAATCAAGGCATCTTTTTGATCATCGTTAAGTTCCTTAAAGTCTTCATCGGTGTGAGCAAGTCTTTCGTATAGCGGAAAATTTGGAAAGTTCATTCTGACTGGTTTTTTTAATTTTATTTATTCTTTTTTAAATTTTCAATTTTAAGCGGGGCACCGCCCCCGCGCGACGGACTCGATTTGTTGCTTAAAGTGTTTTAGGGGTACGGCCCTTTTCTAAAGGGCTGTATTAAACTCCACCGCGAGGGGGCGGGACCCCTCATTAAACCCCGTTGGTGCGCGGACGGTACCGCGCCTATATACCATTTAAAAAAGATTGTATACTATAAATAAAGAAGTAATGAGCGGATTATTATTTTTACAAACAGAAGATTTTGGCATACAACAAGGCCAAAAAGGACCCATATTATGCCACTCTATACGAGGAATTAGTTTAGTTTTATTTTACTCCATAAACTGTCAATACAGTCGTCAGCTGATCCCCATTTTTAAACGAATGCCCGGTCAGTTGGGAGGCTGTCAATTTGCAATGATCAACGTCAGTGCACAAAAACATATTATCGGAATGAGTAAAGCCACCATTTCCGAAATTAAATACGTGCCATTGATGATTTTGTATGTCGCTGGAAAGCCATTTGTGCGCTATGATGGGCCTCACGATGAAAGTGAAATTAAACGTTTCATTTTTGAGGTCAGTAGCAAGATTCAAACCAAAGAAAAGTTTACAAATAAAGAAGCGCCTCGTCACCAACAACAAGCAACAATGGGAGCAGGAAACGGGACACGTGCTGTACCGGCTTATGCCGCGGGTCAGCCATTGTACGGCGATTCAGATGATTTTTATATGGAATTTGCTGAAGCCTACACATAATATCACGGCTTTTTAAAAGACCTATTTAATTTTTATTTTTTTTTGGTGCCGCTTTTTTAAAAAAAGGGGCTGCAAAAGATCGAGGGCTTCTTGAATACAACAATTTACAAAAAGACGAATTGATCCAAGCATTAAAACAAAAAGATATCGATGATCAAAAAGACAAGGA